CTTTTTAATATATACACTAAAAAATTTACGAACATGAAAGATAATAAACACATATTAAAATAACAATATTGGTTTTTATATCAATACTATTATTTTTTAATATTAAAAATTATAAAAAACAGAATACTTATCTTAATAATATTAATTCTTTGAATGAAGAGTTAAATAGTATTATTCAAATAAAATAATTATGAATTATATAATAACAAATAGAAAAAAATATTTTGATAGAATAGATAAATATTATTTTAATTCTTTTGAAGAATTTCAAAAAGATATTAAGGATAAAGAAAAATTAGCTTATGATTCAGAAACAACAGGATTATCTTTTTTGAAAAATAAAATATTTGCCATACAAATAGGTACAGGAGTAAATAATTATTTATTTGATATAGAAGGATTAGATTTTCCAATAGAATTAATTTTTGAAAAAATAAAAGATAAAACATTGATTTTACATAATGCATTATTTGATTTAACTTTTATGTATAAACATAATTTTTTTCCAAAAAAAGTTAAATGTACTTTTTTAGCATCTAAAATATTAAATAATGGATTAATACATATTAGACATGATTTTGGCACAGTTATGTCTACTTATTTAAATATAAAATATGATAAAACAGAACAAGAAAATATTAATAAAATTAAATTAAGTACAAAAGAATCTATTCAATACTGTTTTAATGATGTGGATAAATTAATTGAACTAGAAAAAGTATTGGAACAAAGATTAATTAAAGTTGGTTCTGAAGAATCTTACTATTTGCACAATAAATGGATACGAGCTTGTGCTTATATGGAATGCTGTGGTGTTCCTATTAATAAAAATAAATGGAAATTAAAGATTAAAAGAGATAAAGAAGAACAAATTCGTATAAAAAAAACAGTGGAGGATTATATCATTAATAATCTTCCTAAATTTTGTGATAAACAATTAGATTTATTTTCTTCTGAACCAAAACTAAATATTTCTATTAATTCTCCTTTACAAATGATTAATGTTTTTGAAGAATTAGGTATAAATATAATGGATGATACTAAAAAAACAGGTAAATCTATATCAAATGATATTATTAATAAATCAGATCATCCTTTTGTTAAATTATGGCAAGATTATACAAGTATAACACATGATGTTACTACTTTTGGGGAAAATTTTTTACCTTCTATTTTTGAAGGAAGATTATATACAAAATATAAACCAATTTTAAATACTGCTAGGATTTCTGCTGGAGGAAAAAATAAAGATAAATATGAAATAGATAATGTTAATACATTAAATATTCCTTCAAATCAAAAAAGTAGAGAACCCTTTGAAGCCAATCCTGGATTTAAGTATTTAGTTGCAGATTATGACGGTCAAGAAAATATTTGCGTAGCAGATTTAACAGGGGATAAAGTAATGATTGATAGTATAAATAATGATTTATGCTTACATTGTGCTTTTGCTAGATTAATTTTTCCAGAAATAAAACATTTATCTGATGATGAAATAAAAAAATTCCATAAAGATAAAAGACAATTTGCTAAAGCTCCAAGATTTGCAATTAATTTTGGAGGATCCGCTTATACTTTACATACCAAAGAAAATATTCCAATAAAAGAAGCCATCCATATTGAAAAAATGTATAAAGAACTACATCCATCAATAATAAAATTTGGAAATGATACTTTAGAAAAAGCAGTAGAAACTGGTTATATAGAATATGCTTTAGGGTTTAAATTATATTTACCTTATTTTGAAGAGTTTAAAAAACTCCATATATGGATAAAATCCTTGAATAAAACTTGGTGGGATAAATATAAAATAGGAAAATTAGAATATAAAAAACAAAAAGAAGCAATAGAACAAGGTAAAGAATATTTCATTAAAGATAAAATTAGTTTTGAATTATATAAATATAATGCTTCTTCTATCTCTAAATATTTTCAAAAAAAAGGGGAATATTTAAGATTATGTTTAAATGCCCCTTCCCAAGGAACTGCTGCTCATATTACAAAAGCAGCTACTAATGCCATATATGAATATATCATGGAAAATAATCACTTTTGGAAAGCAAGAATTTCATTAGTGGTGCATGATGAGTTAAATATGGAAGTTGTAGATGAATTAGCTTCAGAATATCAAAAAGTAATTGAAAAATGCATGATTGAAGAAGGTAATAAATTCTTAAAAAGAGGAGTAGTATCACTTTCTACAAAATGTAATATAGGAAATAATTGGTATGAAGCAAAATAAATATATTATGAAAGAATTTGAAGAAATTTTAATTAAAAATAATTATAAAAAATTTTATTATAATAATAAAAAAAAAATATATACTAATAAAGAAGTATACATTTCTTCCTTGGGTATCTCTAGTTATTTTTATGAAAAAGATAAAAAAGTATTATTTGCAGTACTATTAATTAATAACCTTCCTTTATTGACTTTTATTCCATCAAATAGAATGTATCAAATAGAAAATATGCCAGATGGGAAAAAATTAATAAATGGAGATAAGTATGAAGTTTTTCAAAAAATATTAAATTTATGGGAAAGTGATGACTACCAAACACTTTTAAATATATTAGAAAATCCAAAGCTATGGATTGTTTTAAACAAAGATAAAGATAATTATAAAATAACAATTCAAGAAATTGAACAAGAGTTTATTTAAAAAACAAAATATACATTTACTTTCCAAAAAATTATAAAAATAAATAAATCTATTAAAAATATGCATTATACAGATCATGCACTATTAAGTGCTAAAAAATTTAATTGTAATGTAGAAGACGTACTTTTTTTACATAAAATAATGGACAGTTCTAAAAATCACTTTGTTAATTATATGCATAGAATGTTTTCTCATAATACATGGTTTATTAGCGTTGTTACTGATTTAGTGGGAGATACAATACTAAACACTAAAACAGGGGAACAAATGTCTACAAGAGATATACTTTATGAGCATCTAAGAGAAGATTTAAATGGAGAATGTCCTACTATAAAAGATTGGGTAGAAAATATAAATTTAAATATTTCTCCAAAAAATAGCAGATGGATTAATTCTCCTAATAGAAAAGATTTAGAATTATTAAAACAAATTAAAAATGATAGAAAAAAAGCAATTAATTAAATGGTTAGAGGATTCTGAAATAGAAATAACCTTATCAGGAGGCAATGATTCAGGATATGTAGAAATCAATTCTGAAATATTAACAGATAAACAAAAAGAAAAAATAGAAAATTTCTTTTTAGAAGAAAGTGATTATGGTTCTTTTGCTGGTAATTTTGATGTGCATCTTACTCAATATTATGATTCAAATAATGAATTATTCTCCTTAATGGGAGAAGAGGAAAATTATGAAGAAATGGGGGAAAATTCTTCTTATCAATTAATGACTAAAATTCCTGAAAATTTAATAAAAATTATTGATTCTATAAATATTTATTTTAATAAATACGATAATTCTATAGAAGAAGAAACAATTGTGAGAATCAATATTAATAATGGAATATGGAATAAGGAATTAGAAGATTTAGAAGAAAAAATTAAAGAAGAAATAGATGAAATTTTAATTGATTCAATTTATTCAAATGCAAATTGTGATATTAATATTTCTCCAAAAGAGTTTAATGATTTCAAAATCATTACTTATAATAATATAGTTGAAGAAAAAGTTATATCAATTACAGTTGATGATTTATTAGAACTACTAAATGAACCAGATGATGAATAATTATGTTATACAAAATATAAGAGGGTTTTCAAAAAAAATTTTTTATTCTGCAATGAAAACTCAATATGGAGAATATAAAAAATTTTTAGTAGATAACCCAAAATGTCCAGAAAATATAAAAGAAAACTTATTAATTTTGTGGGAAAATATTCCTAATTTAACAATTCAAGATTGTTTTTCTTATGATAATCAAAGTCAAAGATCTGTTTTATTTTCTTGTTTTGGCCCAGAAAATATAATTAAAAATCTTGGTGGAAAAATAATAGATAAAAAGACAATTCTAAAAGAAAATATAATTTTTGATGAACACTTAAAAGAAAAAATAATTAAATATGAAGATACATATACTTTATATGAAATTATGCCAGAAGAATTTTATAAAGGTATAAAAGATTTTAAAACTGAATCCATTAAAATGGTACATTGTAAATGTACTACAACAAAAAAAGATTATTATTTGTATGTTTCCCCTCATCATATAGATGCTATACAAGCAATTGCAAGTACTTTTAGAGTAAATGTATCTAGTCAAAATATTGAAGAAATATATAGACAAGGAGATGTGATTATAATTAAAACTGATATTAATTGTAAACCAAGGTTTTATTCAGAGCCTATATCAAAAGAAAATTATTTGGAAAAATTAAAAATAGAATCATAAAATGAAAACAAGTAAAAAATTAGCTTTAAAAAATGGAAGTAATTTTCATACTCATTTATTAACCTCAAACACTCATTTTTCTTATGAAGAATTAGAAAGACAAAATTCTTTTGAAATATTTTTAACTTCTGATGCTATAATTACTCATCAAGAACATGGAACTATATTATTAAATAAGGAAGATGGGAAAAAATACATTGTTTGTAGTCAATCAGAATTTGATCCATTTAAAAACAATTTTAGAGAAGTATATGACTAAAAAATTTAATATAACTTATTACAAATCACAAGAAGATTATATTGCAGAAAGTATCAATATCGAGGCTACTGATATTGGGGATGCTTATAATCAAATCAAGGATAAAAATATTATCTTAATTTCTATTGTAGATTTAGGAGTACTTTCAGAAAAGAAAACTTTAGTAGCTAACGAGTATTTTAAAAATCAAATTTATTAACAATTAAATAATTAAAAAATGGAATTTAGACAATTTAAAAGAACGCAAATTGCAGAAATGCACGAATACAATCCTAATAATATGTATTCAGAAGATTTTATGAGTAAATTATCAATAAGTGAAGTTGATAAAAATAATGGTAGTCCAAAACTTGGAGATATGATAGCAAGAAATCCTAAAAATCATAATGATATATGGTTAGTTGCTGAACAATATTTTAAAGATAATTTTGAACCAATTAAATAATTAAAAAAATGGAATTTATTAAAAGATTGCACAAAGAACAAAAAGATTTATCTGTAAAGATAGAAAAATTAAGAGATTATATAACAAATAATCCTCATTTTAAAACATTACCTGAAAATGATAGTGAGTTATTAAAAAATCAACTAACTTTTATGAGTGATTATAATCATACTTTACAACTTAGATTACATTCTCTTAGTTTAAATGATGATTATAAAAGTTATTTAAAAAAATTAAATTCAGAAGAATTAACATTTGGTCAAAAAGCTATTGGTATTACTTTTAATCCTGGTGGATTAGAATCTGTAAATCAAGCTAAACAATTAAGTGCTGATTTAGTTGATTTAGTAGAAACTAAATATAATGAATTAACTAATAATTCAGATAGTAGATTATCATGGACAACTAATGTTTTAAGAACAACTGCATTTAATGCTATTATTACAGCTCAAATGGCTATTGTTAAATTCTTAACTTGGAAAGATTAAAAAAAAAAATGGAAAAAATAGAAAGAGTATTAGAAGGAATTTGGTCAAATGAAGAATTAAGAAGCACTTGTATTCCTTTATTTATGGGAAATTCTGGTTTAGGTAAAACAAAAATAATAGAAAAATTTGCAAAAGATAAAAAAGTTAATTTAGTAGAAATAATTGCATCACAATTAATGCCTCATGAAATAACAGGGATGGCGATACCAGATAAAGAAAAAAATGTAATGACTTATTTTGACTATGATAGATTTATTAATTTGAAAGATGGTGATATTTTATTTTTTGATGAATTATTAAATGCAAATCTCATGGTTTTAAATGCTTGTTTAACTATTTTAGAAAATAGAACAATGATTTCTGGTAAAAAATTACCTAAAATAATGATTGTGGCAGCAGCTAATTATCAAGGAGCAACTGTTTTATCTCCACAAGTAAAAGAAAGATTTATTTGGTATGATGTAAGATACTCTCGTAATATGTTTAAAAAATACATGGCAGAAAAGTATTTAATGCCTGATATTGTTTTTGAGGGTATAAATTCCTTAATAGATAATGAAGGCTTTGCTTCTTCTGGAAAAAATTATTTTTCTCCAAGAAGCATAGAAAAAGCCATAAATATGATAATCAAAGATATAAATACCCCTTATAAAAGTGCATTATTACCTATTTTAAACTTGATGATAGAAAATGTAGGGGAAACTCCAATAAAACAAGGTGCAATCAATCAATTACCTGGAGAAAAAATATCTTATTTAAAATTATTAAAAGAAATCAAGCAATGAAATTAATTCAAAGTAAAAAAATACATCTACCTACAATATATTTATTGGAAACAGATGAAGATTTATTAAAGATACCATTAGGAGTTCCCTTTATTAGAGGAAATATTTATGAATATGACGATATAGTAATGCTATTAGAATTTGAAATTCTTTTAAAGAGTGTAAAAAAAACAGAATTGCCTTTTAAATGGGAAAAAATTCTTGAAGAAAATGGCTATGATTTTCCTTTTTTTAAAGCAAAAGCCGAAAGTACTAAAATTTTAATAGGACAAGAACTATATGATGATAGAAGAGATGATTCAGAATTAGGAATACCATCAAAAGAAAAAAGTATTGAAAAATATATTAGAGATATATCATATCAAGTAGATATTGAATATCTTAAAGAATTAAGAATGATTCCATCTTGGTTTGGCTCCATTGAAGAAAATATTAAGGAAAATATTTTAAATACTATTTCTTATAATCCTTTTTTATATAATAAAAAAACAGAATTAATTACTGGTGGAGTTGCTTTATCTTCTCCCATCAAAAATTTAATTATTATAGACATTTCTGGTTCAATACCAAAATCAATATCTTCAGCAATATTATTATTGGCTAAAACAATGGCAATAAATTTCTATGCTGATTTATTAATTACTGGAAGTAAATCTACTATATATGATTATAATTATGTTAGTGGATTGGATATAGATTTAATCTATTCAGAAAATGGAACTGATAATGATCAAGTTTATTTTAAAACATTAGTTTCTGAATATAGAAAATATAATACTGTTATTGTTTTTGGAGATAATCACTCTCCATCAATGAAATGGGATAATCTATATAATAGAAGAACAAAAACAATCCCAATAGAAAAAGGTAAAGAAATATGTAAATGGGATATTGAAAAAATAATATCTTTTCATACTACTAGCAAGGATATTCTTGCTGGATATGCAGACTGGTTTAATACAGATAATGTAGAATATATTGAAAATTGGGTAACGTACTTAGATTAATTAACTTAAAAAAATTTAAAAAAATGAACATTTTTGTAAAAAAAGAAAACTTAAAAACAATCAATGGTGGGTATTTAGTAAATGAAACAGATACTCCTGTAAATCATGAATCTTTTATTCAACTTCAAAAAGAAGCTCATGCATTATTTCTTATTTCTGAAAAGGTAAAAATAAGTGATTTTTCAGAAAAAAAGTCAGCTAATTTTAAAAGTATAGTTGCAGAAGTAACTGCTGACTTAAATAAAAATTCAAGTAAAAAGTATATTGATGCTCCTAAAGAACCTAATACTAAAACAGGAGATTTATTAGTTAAAGAAGCAATGGCTTGGATAGATTTTAAAAAAGAAGAATTTAAGTTAGATAAAGTAAATTCTATCATGCAAAAATTTAATTTAATTTCAGAATTTGAAGAATTTGGATTGTATTTTAATACTGAAAAAATAAATAAATTAGAAAAAATTTATTCAATTAAGGAAATTTTAGGTTTTGTAAAAATACTTGAACCACATTTAGATTAAATAAGAAAAGAATAAATAACAAAAAAGAGCATATATTTTTATATGCTCTTTTTATTTTAAATAAAAAAAAATGGCTCAAAATTATCCAATTTGGATTGATATTTCCTCAGATACTGATTCTTCTAATAAATCTTATGGTATAAAAAATAGTAGTACTCAAAATATTTTTGTTGGTTCATCTAAAAAAAATTCTGAATTATTAGTCAGTATTCATATACGAAAAGAAATACATGAACATACTATCCATTTTAAATATCTTTTGGATGGAGAAATATTAAGAGAAGCTATATTTGAAAAAACAAAAGAAAATAGGGCAGGAAAGTTAATATCAATTAAAAAAATTTAATTAAAAAAAAATGAAAGAACAAATTAATAATGCAATTGAATGGTTAAAATTACAAAATGTAGATGGTTGTATTACAGGAAGTTGTTTATTAGATTATTTCGAGGGACAAGATGTAGATGTTTTTGTTTATAATGAATCTTCATTTACAAAATTATTATATTCAATGTATTTTGATCCTAGATTTCTTCTAATTGAAAAATTGGAAGAATGGAAATTTAAAGAATGGACTACCAAAGATTATAAAAAGTCTTTAAAAAAAATGGGATTAGTTACTATTAAATTCAAATACAATACCTGCATTGATGTAAATGTGATATATAAAGAAAAAAGTAAATCTATTTTTGATGTATTATCTGCATTTGACCTAAATATTATTTGTAAAGGATTTGATTTAAAAACTAAAAAAATATTAGATTTGACAGATAATCCTGGTAAAATTGCAGATTACAATAAATGGAACCTTACTTTTGAATCTCCAGATATTTGGAGTATTTCCAGACTTCTTAGACAATTTATGCGAGTGATAAAATACCATGAAAGAGGTTATAACACAGATAAAGTTGTTCTAAAATATAAATCTATATTAGAAAATTTAATGCAGTTTGAAAATATTTATAATTCAGTTTTAGTTGATCAAAAAGTTGATAATATTAAAACTAATGGAAAAATATTAATAGCTATTATGGATAAATGGTTAGAAAATCATAGCATTACAGATGAAGAAAAAACCTTATTGAATAATAAAATTAAAGAAATATAAAAAATGACAATAGAAGAATTATTAAAAAGTATGATTAGTATTAATGACGCTAATCTTGATCAAAGATTACCAAATACCAGAGAAACTTGGGAAAGAATAGGTAGCTTAGATTCTTTTTCAGAATTAGGTTTTAGTTCAGATACAGAAAAAGAAGAATTTTTAAAAGATTGGATTGACAATAATCCTTATTCATCAATTTAATATATAAATATGGAATTAAAGAATTTTATAGAAGATAATAATATCGAATTAATAGAAGGTCAAAGAAATTACTATATAACAGTTTTATGTGGATATGCTCAATATATAGAAGAAAGCAAGGAAAAACTAATGGAAATTTATAAAGACCATGATAATGAAATTTTAGAAGAAATAAAAAGAGTTTGGAACTATACTTTTAATAATAATTATAGAGAATGGTGGGAAAGTGCTGAAGCAAAAGAAATCTGGAAATTTTAATTTAATAATAAAGAAAATATAGGTATATGTTTTTATACCTATATTTTTTTTTCAAATAGATAAAATATGAAAAGTTTTATTTTAAAAGGAAAACAACCTATAATAAAATGGGGAAGAATTCCTCATGGTACTTTTTTTGAGGGAAGTGTTCCAGAAGGATATTCTTTAGCTATTTGTCCTAATGACCCTTATATTATACTAGATATTGACCTAAAACCAGAATTAAATGGTTATCATAATATTCCTATAGAAATATATAATATTTTATTTAAAACACATTTTCATTATAGAACAAAAAGTGGTGGGTCTCATATTTGGTTAAAATATACTGGAAATAAACAATTAAAAAATAGAGCTACTAAATTAGGATTAGATTTAAGAACAAGTTCTGGTTACGTTAAATGGTATTTAGATGGAGATATAAGAAACCATATTAATGATATCAAGGAAACAAACGAAGAATTGAATAATTGGTTAGAAAATTTATTTGCATGAATATAACTAAAAAAAAGGTACAATTAATTAAATTATCCCCCATTTCTCTAATGGATTATTATATTTTGGAAAGCATAAATAATAATATAGGAAATTTTGAAAAGGATAAGATTTTTGAAGAAGATATAAAATCCCTTAAAGAAAAAGGATTATTATCTGATAATAATAAAATCACATTAAAAACAAAAGAAATTTTAGAAGCAATTAATAAACAAGATAAAGAAATAATAACAAATTTTTGTGAAACTTTACACTCTTCTATTAAGGAAGAATTGATCAATTTAACTGGCAGAAAACAAATAATGCTACAAAGCAAATATGCCTTTTTACCTAATTTAAATGACTTTAAGTTAAGGTTAAATAAAGTTATGATTTCTTATAATTTAACTAATCAAGCCAAAATAAAAAAAGTTTTACTTAATTATGTTAAAAGATGTCATAAATATAAATTTGATCATGTACAAACATTGAATTATTATTTATTTAAAGAGGGTCAATCTAATTTTGCAAATGATTATGATAATTTTAATGAAATAGAAAAGGAGGAAACAAATGATTTTACAGGAATCAACATTTGATGTTTTAAATAAAGAAATAATAAAAGGATTGAGGGGAGAAAATAATTCAATTCCTATTGGTTTAGATAAGCTAGGCAGATATGCTAATATTAGACCAAGAATATTAACTCTTATTTTTTCTGGATCAGGTGTAGGTAAATCTTCTTTTATTGATACCATTATTTTAAATTCTTGTGAAGCTTATATGAATTCTCCTTCAAGCATAGGATTAAAACCAAGTTTTCATCTTTTTTCAATGGAAAGATCTAAAATTCTTAGAGTTGCTAAATGGATTTCTTTCATAGTTTTTAAAAACGAAGGAATAGAAATACCTGTACCTAAATTATTAGGTTGGTGGAAAGAAAAATTAACAAATTCTGAATATAGTTTAATCCAAAAACAAAAAGAATATATTGATTGTTTGTTGAATGATTATATTAATATATATGAAGGTGCTAAAACCCCCAATGAAGTATATTCTATAATGAAATCCGAATTTAAAAAAAAAGGAGAATATTCTGAAGAAGAAAAAGAGGGTAAACAATATAAAATATATATAAAAAAAGAAAAAAATACTATAGAAATACCTATTATTGATCATGGAAATCTAATTAGAACAACAAAAGAATTACCAACTAAAAAACAAGCTATTGATAGAACAGTGGCTTATGTACAAGGGTTTCGAGATTTAGAAGAATCTGCTCCTTTTTGGGTATCTCAAGTGAATAGAAACATTGCAGGAGTTTCAAGAACAAAAGATTCTGAACAAGAGTTAATGCTAGAGGATAAATACAAAATTATGTCCTCTTAAAATCCCGTTAAACGGGGAAAGTCATTAAAAAATGATAATCCCGTGCTAAATTAAGTAGTAATATACTTATAAATGCCTAACGACTAGATATTGAACCTAATTTAAAATAATAAATTAGAATATAATATGTCCACGAAAGCGGGACACTTATTTCTTTAATAAGTGATGATATAGTCTGAACACCATCTATACATAAAAATGGTGAAATAAAGGATAAAGAGCCTTTATGATAACAAAATTGATAAAAGAATCGGGAGATATTGTAGATGCCTGTGATTTAGGTATTAGTATTTTTGATCCATTAAAATATGGTCAATCCTCTAAAACAGGATATAGACCTATAGATTTTGTAGATAAAAATGATGGTTCAAATTACTTTAGATCTGCTCAAATTTTAAAATCAACTTATGGTCAAGATTCTTTGAGAGTCCCTTTGGCTTTTAATGGATTTTGTGGACAATTTAAAGAATTACCTAAAAAAAATTCCTTATCAGAAGAAGAATATAATGGTTTAATAGAAACTATATTGGATAAAAGTTATTTTTTAACAAAATAAAAAAAAAATAAAAAATGAAATTGATTTTATTAATAATAATTCTATTAATAATGATAGAATTAAAATACAAGCCCAGATTAGATAGGCTAAAAAATGGAAAAATTATACTTTGGTATGGGAATATAGTTAGAAAATATAAAATAATATATTAAAATATGGGCAAAAAATTTAAAGATTTGATGATTGATATCGAAACAATGGGAACAAATCCTAATTCAAGTATATTAAGCATAGCCGCAATAGAATTTAATATTGATACAGGAGAGATTGGTAAAGAATTTTATACTAATATTTGTCTACAAAGTTGTAAAAATCTAGGTTTAGATATAGAGCCATCTACAGTATTATGGTGGATGAATCAAAATGAATCTGCTCGTAAAAAATTAATTGAAGAACCTGGTTTATCTATTATTGAAGCATTAAAATCATTCAATAATTTTATTCAAGGAAATTATAAGATATGGGCTAATTCTCCTGCATTTGATTGTGAAATTTTAAAAAACGCTTTTAAAAAATCTTTATTACCTATTCCTTGGAATTTTTGGGATGAAAGAGATGTTAGAACATTAGTTAGCATATACCCAGAAATAAAACAAAATTGTACTTTCAAAGGAACAGAGCATAATGCTTTGGATGATTGTAAACATCAAATAGAATATTGTACATTGATTTGGAAAAAAATACATAATGAATAATTTTTTATTTAAAAAATTATTTGTATATTTGCAAATAAAAAATAAGATATAAAATATGGAGAAAAAAGAATATGTCAAACTACCTTTAAATAAAGAAGGAAAATTAATTATTAATAAATTTGCTTTAAAAAGCCCAAAAAATTTAGTATTTATTTCACAAAAAAAGACAGGAAAGACCTTAACTGCTGCCAATAAAAATAAAATATTAATAGGAGATTGTGAAGGGGGTACACAAGATTTTGGTTTTCCTGTTAATAATCAAGTTAATTTAACTAAATATGAAGGAGAAGAAGAGTTTAAATTGACTACCAAATATGGATATATTCCAATGGGTTTATATCAAACTGTAAGTGAATTAAAACATGTAAATAATATGTCAGAATATTGGACATTATACTCTGAATTTGACAAAAATAAGTCAGAATTAAATTATAATAACTTGATAGAATGTATTAATAAGATGCCTTTTCCTATATTCATGATAGATACAATTACTTCTTTCATTGAACTGTCTAATGCTGCTGCATTATATGAATATAATAAATCTGTCAAGCCAGAAAGTAGAAAAAAAAGCGTTAAATTAATAGATGATTTTGGAGGAGTTAGAGTTATTAGAAGAAAATTTGATGAAATCAAATTATTCTTAGAACAAAATGCATCTCCTTTTATTATATATGCTGGACATATTGCAGAAAGAAAAAAAATATTTAAAAAATCAGAAGAAGATTTATCTACTGTTGATATTGATTTAGAAGGGGTTATGAGTAAAATTTTTACTGTAAAAGCATCAGCAATTGGCATATTTCAAAGAAATAATGAAGGATGTTTCTTAGATTTTACTAAAAGAGATGAATCGGATTTAGGTGTTAGAAATGCTCATTTATCTAATAGAATTATAAAAATAGCAGATTTTATAGACTCAACTGAATTAATGAAAGGAAAATCTCCTAAAACATATTGGAATGAAATTTATCCAGAAATAAAAGAAATTTAAATAAATAATAAATAATAAATATGAAAGTAAATCAAACAAATTTTGAGAAAAAACTGTATGTAGGATTAGGAGAAATTACTCCATTATGTTTTAACCCTACAAAAAAAGAATTAAAAAAAATATTTGGGAAAGAAGATGAAGAAAAAGAAAACGAAGAGGAAGAAGAAATTGAGTATGTTAATGATGAATTTGAATTAACCCTCAAAAAAGAAAATGGGGAAGAAGAGATAGTAACTACCAAAAAATTAAATATTACAGTTTGGGTAAGAGAAAATAATTTAGATAAAATATTTCCAATGAATTTTACTTTATATGATGTTGAAGATATTTCTAAATCAGGTAAAAAGAAATATATTAATCAACATGGTAAATCATTATATTCAGAAGAATTAGTAATGTTTACTCCTGGTAAAAAGAAATTTTCTCTAAATTATAGAGTAGCTAAAAGGGGAGAAGATCAATTTTTTAATTTTTTAGCACTATGGACTAACATTAATCCTTTTGACATTGAAAGTACTTTATTTCCAGAAAATGAAAAAAAATTCTGGAAAGGAGATATGTCAGAATTAAATTCTTTGTTAAAGGATTTGCCTGATAATTCAGTTTTAGCTCAATTTGGTGTAAAAACAAAAGAAGTATTTAACGATGAAGGGGAAGCTACTTTAAATGAATATCAAAGTATTTTTACAAAAAATTTCTGTCATGTACGTTTTCAAAAGTTTTATAATAAATTTTTATTGGATGGATTTGAAAAATTAAAAAAAGAAGATGGAACATATAATACTTCTATAAAAATAGGAGAAGATTCTATGTATGGATTATCTTCATTCTTAAATGGAGTATATGGGGAATATGGATATAAGGATTATACATCTATGGATAAAATTAGAGTTTATTCTCCTGAAGAAAATCCATTAAATATGGAAGAAGATTTAATAGAAGAAAATATAGATGAAGACGATCTTCCATTTTAAAAATTTCTAATTTTTATTTAAGGGATGATTAATTTCATCCCTTTTTTAATTGTATTCTATATATGAAAATAAATTTAAATTTTAATTTAAAAGATTTTATATTAAAAAAAATAGGAGCTGAAAGAATTTTTAAATATTATTATCCTGGAAATTTTGTTTTAAATAAACCCTGTTTATCTTGCTTTGTAGATGAAAAAGAACCTTCAATGATTATTGGGCAAGTAAATAATAGTATTATTTTTAAATGTTTTAATTCTTATCATAAAGGAGATTGTTTTACATTTGTCATGAATCTATTTAATCTGAATTTTAACGATGCTATAGAAAAAATTTGTGTAGATTTTGGATTAATGAATTTGAATTTAGAAAAATTCAATGCTACCATACGAAAAATACCATTAACTATTTCACAACCAAAAAATAAAGATACTAAAATAAAAATAATTGTAAAATCTTTTTCTACTTTAGATTTAAAATATTGGAATGATTATTATCAAGATATAGATGATTTGAAGAGAGAAAACATCTATGTACCTAAAAAAATATGGATTAACAATAAACCTATGTTTTTTAAAAAAACAGATTTAATTTTTTGTTATTATTACCCCCTGATTAATAAATGGAAAATATATAGACCATTTGAAGAAAAAACTAAAAAATGGCTAACAAATGTACCAATAACAACCAATTGGGGCTTGAAAAATTTAAACAAAGAAAAAAATACTTTGATAACCAAATCCTTGAAAGACTATATGGTTTGTTTAAAATTATATCCTCACATTATTGGAATACAAAATGAGTCTTTAGAGGCAATAAATAAAAAAGATGTGCCTTTTATTATAGAAAATTCAAAAAAAGTTTTTTATGGAGGAGATTCAGATAAAACAGGTAAATCAATTAGTTATTTGATAACAGAAAATTATGGTTTCAATCATATAAATACTCCTGATAATTTACTTCCAGATATAAAAGATTGGGCATTTTGGGCAAAAAAAGAAGGAATAGAAAAAGTTAATGAACATTTTAAACAAAAAGGATTATATGATTGAACAAGATAAAATACAAGAAAAAATAATAAAAAAAATAGAAGAGAATCAGTATAATGGTATAGTACTTAGTTCTGTTAGATCAGGAAAAACAAGAATACTTTTAAAAACATTAGAATCTTTTATTCGAGATAGAAATTTGGAAAACCCAAAAATATTAGTATTATACCCATTCATAGATATTAAAAAAAGTTGGAAAAAAGAAATAGAAATATTAGAATTTGGTTTTGATATTACATTTAGTACTTATATTAGTTTCTATAAAAAGATAAAAGAAGATTGGGATATTATTATTGGGGATGAAGCTCATTTAATTCCGAATGAAAATGTTTTACCTTTATTTAACCAATTGAAGGGAAAAATTAATAATATAATATTTGCTTCAGGTACTTTTAGTGAATCTACTTTAGTTTCCATTTATCAAAATACTGGTTTAAAAAAAATAGTAGACTATTCTACAGAAAATGCTATAAATGATGGAATTATTTCTGATTTTAAAATAATAGTACATATGTTTTCTTTGGATAACACTATTAAGGTTAAATGTGGTACAAAAAAAACATGGTTTTCAACTGATTATAAAGAATGTAGTAGACTTACAAAAAAAGTACAAGAAAGTAAAGGAAATTCAAAAATGTTTTATTCTTTACAAAGAAGACATTTTGTAAATTCCTGTGATACTACAAAAAGACATGTTAAGACATGGATCAAGAATAATAAAGATAAAAGATATTTATTATTTGTAGGAAATAATAAAATAGGAGAAGAATACGGTTTACCTTTATACTCTTCTGCTTCCATTGATGATTCAAATTTAATCAAATTTCAAAATCAAGAAATCAATCAACTTATTTTAATTAAAAAAGGAAGTATAGGTATTACTTATCCTAATTTAGATACTATAGTATTAACAGCAATTGATTCTAATTCGGATAGTTTTGAACAAATTATGGGTAGAGGATTATTAAAAGATACTGATAATGTGACTATTCATATTTTTATATCTGATGAACCTTTTCAACAAAAATGGTTATTATCTGCCTTGGAAAAAATAGATAAAAATAAAATAGAAATAAATAGAATAATATGTTAACAAATAAAATAGTAAGAAATAATAAAAAATTGTTATTAATACAAGAAGAAGGTTTTTTACAAGTTCTAGATGATTTTTTAAAAATTAATAATTTATATTTAAATCCCATAGAAATAAATAAAAGTTATTCACAATTAAAAAGTATATATGAAAATATATCAAAGGAAAGAAAAAAATTAATCCAGTTAAAAATTGAATTTAAAAATGATAGTAATAGATAGAAACAATGAAATAAAAAAAATAGGTATAGAAGATTCTTTCAATATGTCTATAAATAAATCAAATGAAGTTGAAGCACATATTATTAAAATTTTGACAGAAGATTATTCTGACCCTATTGGTTCTTTCATAAGAGAAACTATTTCTAACCATTATGATTCTCATGTAGAAAATTTAACTCCAGATAAACCAATCTATATAAAAATAGATAGAATGGAAACAGGAAAAATTTTATTTGAATCTTCTGATGAAGGCTTAGGACTATCTTTAGAAGAATTTGATAAATATTATATGGGTATAGGAGAATCTTCTAAAAGAGGTAAAGAAAACTTAATTGGAGCTAAAGGATTAGGAGCAAAATCTTTTTTAGCATATGAATATGGTAATAGTTATAAAGTAACTTGTATTAAAAATGGATTAAAAAATGTATTTTTAGTATACAAAGGAGAAACAGTTCCAGAGAGAACAATACTTATTAAAAATCTACCTACTATTGAAAATAATGGGGTTACAATTACTGTTGAATTTGAAAAAGAAGATATGGCAAACTTGATTTTTAAAATCAAGGAACAATTAGCATATTTTCCTACCATTATTTTTTCTTCCAATTTATATATGAATCATTTTGAATCATATAGGATTTTTGAAAATGATTTATTTAAGTGGTCTGAACTAAGCTCATGTGAAGAAATGCATATCTCTTTTGGATATTGTAAATACCCAATATCATGGAAAGATTTAGGATTAAAAAAGATAAATTTGCCTGTAGGAATAAAAATCCCTATTGATTCAGGAATTGATGTTACCTTTAATAGAGAAGCAATTAGATATGATTCTTTTTCTAAAAAATATATTTTAGATAGAATAGAAAAAACAGTTAAATTTTTTATAGAAAAATGGAATAAAGAAAATAAATTTTATCCAAATTTTAAAACAGCCTATAAAAATTCCGCAATATTTAATGGAAAGTATGTTAAAATATTGGACAAAGCATTTAATATTGAAGAACTAAAAGAATTATTTGAATTAAATTTTACTTTTGTTGAAATAAAAGATATAACTAAAAATGCTGAAAAAATATTTGATATATATAAATATGATTTTTTTAAACAGTATAAAAATTTAGGACTAATTGGTACAAATAATATGGGATATAGACACAATATCCAAGATATTATAAATAATAAATATATTATTGTTTCAAGAAATCCTACTAAGCTAAAAAAACAATTTTTTATTGAAAAATATAAAGGGTATTATCTTATGTATAAAGAAAAAGAAATGTATTATGCTGATGCTAGTAGTCCCGATTATTACAAAAACTATCAGTTTAATTATGCAACATATTTTGATAATACCATAGATATAGATTCTGTTAAAAAAATTGAAGAAGAATTATTGTCTTATTGTATAGATTTTACTGATTTAGATGGTCATCCTGAATTTATTTTATGGAACAAAAAAAGAAAAGAAAAGATTAAATCAAATATTACTGTCAATAAAAATAATAAAGAAGACATAAATATAAATATTTGCACTGATAGTCATTTTTATGATAAGGCGGTATTTAAACCTGGAATTTTAAATTTGAAACAATTAAATGTTTATTTAGATTCTGATTTTAATATGGAATATATTAAACGGTTATATCTATTAAAAAAAGCTCCTTATATAAATTTTATTACTTTGAATAAACCAAATATGAAAAAAATAAAAGAAAAAAACTTACCAAATTGTGTTACTTTTGAAGAATTTAAAAATACCAAACCTTTTTATAGAATTTGTACCGCTTTATTGTTTAAAAAACTTTTTATAAAATATGATTTTATATTTCATTATAGAGCAATTCCTTTAAATTTATTTGATAAAAAATTATCTGAAACAGTTAAAGAAATTGAAAAATATATTTCTGATAATATTTATATAAATTCAAATATAATAAATAATGAATTTGTAAATGCAATGCTATTAGAAGCCCAAAAAAATAAATCTTGGGATAATACTATAATTCATCATTATAATTATTTAGAAAACAAATTAGAAAATCTAAGTTTTTTAAAATATATAAAACAAACTAATTATTTAACAGATTTGGAAAAAAAAGAAATAGTAAAAATCATAAATAAATTAACATTGATTAACAAAAAAGAACAAAAATGGCAGGAAGAAAAAAAATAGAATGTTTTGAATATTCAATGGAAGGAAAATATTTAACAAAATATAATTCCATTGCAGAAGTAAGGAAAAAATATTTTCCCTTAGATAAAGGAAAAAGACCTTTATTTTATAAATGTGATGTTTTAAAAACTAAAGAAAATACTTTTATTGCTAATTATAGAATTGGTAGAGATAATTTATTAAAACATTTGGCAATAGATAATTCTAACTTTTGCAATAATTCTTCTTCTCTTGATGCTCCTATAGAAATATATAATTTAAAAAAAGAAAAAATAGGAGAAATAAAAAATGTTTATATTCTTTCAGAATTAATGAAACTTAATTTTAGTAGAGGAAAAATTGCAGCATTGATGAATACTAAGCATAAAAAACTGTATCCTAAACATGGTATAATCTTAAAAAATAAATCAAAATGAATTTAGATAAAAAATTTAAAGATTTTTTTAGTTTGGAAACTTTTAATGATATTTTAAAAGAAATTTCTAAAAAATTAAATAATAAAGAAGAAATTAAAAAAATTCTTTTAGAAAAAAGTATATATAATGAAAATACTGAACAAGGTACTTTTATATTTTCAGATGGTTCTATAATTAATTCCTTGGTTGGAAAAGATAAATACAGCACTATTACTAAGAATATTAGCAAAGAAGAAATATTAAATTTAATTTCCAATAAAAGAACAGAGGATAATAATGAAAAAATTAAATTAAAAGATATAGACCTTATTATAAATTTTTTAAAAGAAGATGATAATTTCAATATTAGATGTAATGAAGTTTATTTAAAAGGAATAAATAATCTTGCTCTACCTAAAGATATAGTAGCAGAGTTTATAAGAATCAAAAAAGAAAACCCAAATAATAAAGAATATTATAATTCCTTAATAAACTTTTCATATAAATTATTGTTAAATCCTTTAGAAGAGAGTAGAAAAAATGCTTTAGATTATGTAAAAAGATACAATGTTTTATTAACAAATTCAGGAAATCTTATATTATTTAGAAGAATTCTATCTAAAAATAAAAATTTGGATAAAACCATTCTTAAAAGTATTTCTTCTAATTTTCTAAAAATTAAATCACAAAAAAGATCACCTAAACACTACTTTATACATAGTAAAGGTGATGAAATTGTATGTAATAGGCTTAATAAATATAAAGATTTTAATTGTGTAGGAAACTTAAAGGATCTTTACAATGATTTGAAGAATTTAAAAGAAAATACCTATACAGACAATCATACTAGAACCTATGACATTAAAATAGGCAGTATATATAAAATCCGAGATGAAGAGATAGATTTAAATTCTAATAAATCTTGTGGTGGAGCATTACATGTTACAGCATCCCATGAAGCATACGATTATTCTTCATTTGGAGATACTCCAGTATCTGTTTTAGTTTCTCCTACGCATATATTTAAAACAGATACTGGATGTCCTGGAAAAATAGGAGTAAGGGAAATGTTTATCATGGGTATTGCATCTCAAGACAAAGAAGGTAATTATAAATATGTTTCTTCCGATAGTTTTTTAAAAAATTGTGATTTTGGGTATCATAATCAATCTTTTAAAGATATTAGAAATAATTTAAATCAAAATAGTATTGAAGACTTGAATACTCTAAATAACCTATCAATTAAAGAAATAGAGACTGTAAAAAATATTTTAGATAGAAGAGTTATTAAATTTTAATTCGATGGAGCAAAAATTAAAAGAAACCATAGATAAAGTATTCCAGGCATTTAAAAAAAATGAAAATAAAATAGAAATTGAATCTCTTTCTAAACTTTCTATTGATTTTTTGATTTCATTAGGCTTTGATGTAAATGAAATAAGTCCTAATAAAATAATAATAACATGGTAACTAAATGGATGTTTGGTAAAAAATTAATTAAATCTATAGAAGACTGCCCCTCAGATTCTGAGGGGTTTGTTTATAAAATTACTTCATTATTAGATGATAGATATTATTTAGGTTCAAAAAAATTATATAATAATAAAACAGTAAAATTAAGTAAAAAAAAACAAGAAGAATTGTATTCAGGTAGGGGAAGGAAAAAAACTAAAGAAAAAAAGAAAACAGTTTCAGATTTTATGACATACAAATCTTCTTCTAATGAATTACAAGAATTGATACTATTAAATGGGGAAGTTAATTTTAAATTTGAAATAATTAAATTTTTTAATAATTATACAGATATGATTTTATTTGAATCTTATCTAATAATTAAAGATTTTTTAGATAAAAATAAAAACATAATAAATAAATGGGTAACATTAAAAATAAGAAAAAATGATTAGTAAAGCAGACAAATATTTTAAAGAAACTTTAATGGATATTTATTTTGATGGGATTGAGGTAAAATCTCCTAGAACAAAATGGAAAGATGGTACTCCTGCTTTTTATAAAAGTATTTTACATAAAACTTATAGATATTGTATATCTAAAAGCGAATTTCCTATAACTAGCTTAAGAACCACTCCTTTTAAGGGTTGTTTTTCTGAAATAGAATGGATCTATATGAAACAATCCAATAATTTAAAAGATGCAGATAAAAGTATTCATTCTTGGTGGGAAGATTTTAGTAATGATGGCTCTATTGGTAAAACATATGGTTACATTGTAAAAAAATATGGATTAATGGATGCATTATTATATGGGTTGGAAAAAAATCCAGAAAGTAGAAGACACATTTTATCTTTATGGGATCAAGAAACTATTTCACTATCTCATAAAATTTTACCTCCTTGTTGTTATCAAACACATTGGAATATTTATGAAAAACCATTATCCAAAAAAAAATATGTAGATCTAACATTATTTCAAAGAAGTAGGGATATCATTGTAACTTACTCTATAAATCCATTAGAATATGTCATGTTAGGATATATGGTTTGTAATCATTTAACTTTTGTAACAGGAATAGAACACGAATTAACTAATTTTATCCATCATGTAAATAATGAACATTATTATGATAGACATAAGGATTCTTTGGAAGAAATTATGTCAAAAGCCTCTTTAGATGAATTAATTTTCATGAAATTAGAATGTGAACCCAAGAATTTTTATGAACATAAATTTGAAGATTTTAAATTCTTCAATACTAAAAACATCATTCCCTTAAAAAATAAATTAGAAATTGCTATATGAAATTAAAACTATCCGAATATAGAAAAATAGATAAGTTATCTGCAAGTGACATAAAATTATTTGATAAAGATAGAATAAAATTCTATAAATACAAAATCCTAAAAGAAAAAAGAAACGATCTAAATTCAAATTCAATAATTATTGGTACAATTGTAGATTATATTTTAAGTGATTGTAAAGGAAATTTAGAGTTATTTGATGCTAATTTTGATGAGTATTTTAAATTATTGACTGTTGAAAAAAAGAATACTCAAATGTTCTTTTTGGCAGATGAATTAATTAAAATTACTTTTAGAGACACTAATGAAGAAGGAATTTGTACTACATCCTATGAAGAAAGATTTAAAGAATCTTTTGATAATGTACAATTAGAGGGAAACTTTAAAGGAAAAAAGTACGAAGATATTTTAAAAAAATTTAATGAAAGTGACGCTTTCATTTATTTTGAAGAATGCTTAGATAGTAAGGATAAACAAATTGTAGATGAAAAATTATTAAATATAGCCAGAAATAAAAGTTTGAATGTTTTGAATGATGAAAATATTATATATAATATTGAAATTCCAGGTATAGAAAATTTAGGAAAAACAGTCATAGAATTTAGTTTTTTGGATATGGATTGTAAATGTGAAATAGATTATCTATCCATAAATCATAATACAAAAACTGTTCATGTAACAGAAATTAAAAGCTCTTATGATATAGAAGATGCTTTTGAATATACTTATTTAAAATTAAGATATGATTTAGCCGCTGCTTTTTATATTGAAGGGGCAAAATCCTTTATTAAAAATTATTCTATCAAAAACATTTCTGATTATGAAATTGTATTTAATTTTTTAGCTGTAGACACTTCTCCAGAAAATTTAAGACCACTTCTTTATGAATTTACTCCTATGGATTATTTAAATACTTTGAATGGGTATACTTTAAAATCAGGTAAAAAATATAAAGGATTGGTTCCCTTGATGGAGGAAATAAAATGGTGTATGGATAAAGATATTTGGAATATTAGTAAGGAATTTTATTTAAATAATAGTAAAGGTAATTTAAATATTAACTATGATACTAAATAAAGAAGAAACTAAAAGACTAATAAATAAAGAGACTAAAAAAGGGATTTATTTTTTTACTGAAAAAGAAAATATAGATTTAATTGAAACATATATATTTGAGAAGAAAAATAAAGAAGTTAAAATTTCTTCTACAGAAGAATTATATTTTTTATATCAAGAAGAAATGCCAAAACCATTTTTAAATATATTTCTCCAAAAAAATTTAAATTTATTAGAAAAAGCATTTAATACTGCATTTAATTATTACACATTAAAATATAAAATATGATTGAATACAAAAAATGGAAAGAAATTTATCAACCAATATTAGATGATAAACTTTTACCTAAAAAATTCTATTATAATTTAGAAGAAATAGAATTATTTAAAAGAAATATAGGTAAAGGAACTATTTGGACAGTGGTTAATACTCCATTAGGAGGTAAAAAAATTATAAATAAATTTCAGAGAATAAATTATGATTATTTTATAATATGTAATGTTCCCTATGATTTAAATTCAATATCAAAAATAGAAGTTGTTTTTACAAAAGATAAAACTACTTTAGATAAAAGAGATTTAGAGCATTTAGATATATTCATAGCTACATATAAAATTTTACATAAAAATACAGGTATTTTATATTCTTTAGAAAAAATTAAAAAATATCTAAAAGAAAATTATTTTTTGTAAATAATTTAGTATATTTGTAAAATATACAACAAAAAAAATAATTGTATGGCAAAAAAAAAGGAAATAAATGAAGAAATAAGTAATGAAGAAAAACTAAATTTATTACGAAAAGATTTAGAAAAAAAATTTGGTAAAGGTGCTTTAATAGGAGGGGAAAACTTTAAGACAGAAGTAGATGTAATCCCAACAGGTTCTTTAGGCTTAGATTTAGCATTGGGTATTGGTGGTTTGCCAAAAGGGCGTATTATTGAAATTGTTGCTGAAGAAAGTTGTGGTAAAACAACACAAGCTATACATGTTATAGCTGAATTGCATAAATCAAATAGTCAATCTATGGCAGCTTTTATAGATGCAGAACATGCTTTTGATCTAAATTATGCAAAAAATTTAGGAGTAGATTTAAATAGATTGGAAATCTCACAACCTTCTTCTGGAGAAGAAGCATTAAATATTGTGGAATATTTATTGGATTCTAATTTATTTACTGTAATTGTTGTAGATTCTGTAGCTGCTCTTGTTCCTCAATCTGAAATTGATGGAGATATTGGAGATCCTTCTATGGGCAAACATGCTCGATTAATGTCTCAGGCAATGAGGGTTTTAACAAGTAAGGCAAGTAAAGCAAATACTTTATTGATATTCATTAATCAATTTAGAAGTAAAATTGGAGTAATGTTTGGAGATAGTAGAACTCCCACTGGCGGAAATGCTCTTAAATTTTATTCTTCCATAAGAATAGAAATGAGTAGGAGTACTACTAATACTAATTCTATATTAGAAGGAGAAACTAAATTAGGTAACTTGATTAAATTAAAGGTTATAAAAAATAAATTAGCTCCTCCTTTTAGAACAGCTGAATATTATATCATGTATGGTACAGGTATTAATAGAATTAAAGAAATAATTGATCTGGCTGATTCAATGGAAATTATTTCTATACGAGGTAACACTATTTCTTATATGGAAAATAAGTACACTTTGGGAGATTTTGAAACTTTGTTGGACGATAATGAAGAATTTTTTACGGAATTAAAAAATAAAATAATAAATGGTTACAACAAATAGAACTACTGTATTATTATACCCTTTTTTTACTTTATTTGGCAAAGAATTTATATCATCATATAGTAATATGATAGGTAAATCAGGTTCACTTGTTAAATTATATATAGGAGATCATAATTATAGTAAATCTATTGAAGAAAATTTATTATTTGTAAATATTTTAGAAGAATGTTTCAACTTTGAAAAACATTTATTGCAAATACAATCTCATCAAAATTATATCACTGATTATAAATTAGAAGATGGAACTACTGTTATAGTGTTTAAATTGGATAAACCTTTTTCTACTGCATTAAATTATTTGAAAAAAAGCAAATATTCTAAAATGTATGAAAAAGAAAATGTAATTAATTTCTTTAAATATTCTGATTATTTTTTATTACAATATAGTAATAAAAATTATCCTGTTATTTTTTATCAAAATGATTCTATTTCTAATAATATAAAAAAATGGAAAGAATTAAATCCAGATAATTTTTTTAAAGATTTATCTATAAGTCCTTTTCATATGTTTTTAAAATCCATTGATTTGAAAACAATGTTAGAAACTATTTATCAGGCAGATATACCAGAAGACAATGAATTTATTGAAAAAATTAAATTAAATGAAGAAATTTTAAATTATAAAGAAGAATATGGAAACAATTAATAAAATTAAAAAATGGGTTTTAGATAGAAACTTAAATACACAAAACCCTAAAATTCAAATGTGTAAAGTAGTTGAAGAATTAGGAGAACTTGCTACAGGTATTAATAAAAACAATATAGAACAACAAAAAGATAGTATAGGAGATGTTATAGTTACTTTAATTTGTCTATCTTCCCAATTAGGTCTTTCTATTGAAGAATGTATTGAATCAGCCTATGAAGAAATCAAAGACAGAAAAGGTAAATTAATTGATGGTATTTTCGTAAAAGAAGATGATTTAAATAAATAGAAAATATATAACAAAAAAGATATTCAATATTTCCAATAAAAAATCAAGAATTATGATATCGAAGAGGTAAAAAAATTAACAAAAAAAACAAACAGTTTTGGAAGTACAAATAAACAAATAAAAATGACAAATACACAACAATTATTATCAGATTTTAAATTTTATTCTTCTTATTCTAAATTTAAAAAAGAAGAAGAAAGAATGGAAACTTGGGAAGAATCTATAGATAGAGTAATGCAAATGCATTATAAAAAATATAAAAATAGTATCACTACAGAATTACAAGAATATTTAGATTTTGCTACTAAATTATACAAAGAAAAGAGAATTTTAGGCTCTCAAAGAGCTTTACAATTCGGAGGAGATTCTATTTTAAAACATGAAATGAAACAATTTAATTGTTTAGTTTCCTATTGTGATAGGATAGAATTTTTTAAAGAAGCAATGTATCTTTTACTTTGTGGTTGCGGAGTAGGATTTTCTGTACAAACTTGTCATATTGAAAAATTACCAATGATAGGTAAAAGATTAGAAGGGGTTAAAACATTTCTAATTGAAGATTCCATAGAGGGATGGGCAGATGCAATAGGGGTATTATTAGCTTCTTATACTTTATCTGATAGTAAATTTCAACAATATTATGGGTATAGAATAGATTTTGATTATTCCAATATTAGACCTAAAGGAGCTTCTATATCTGGAGGATTTAAAGCTCCAGGACATGAAGGATTAAAAAATTCTTTAACTAAAATACAAGAATTACTAGATAGAGAAATAAATGGAAATGTTCAAATTCCTTTAAAATCAATAATAGCTTATGATATTGTTATGTATATGGCAGATGCAGTATTATCAGGAGGAGTCAGAAGAAGTGCTACTATTTGTTTATTTTCAGCTACTGACAATGACATGCTCAATGCAAAAACAGGAGATTGGTACATTAAAAACCCTCAAAGAGGGAGGTCTAATAATTCAGTAATATTAATTAGAGACAAAACATCTAAGGAATTATTTTCTAAAATAATGGAATCTGTAAAATCTTGGGGAGAACCTGGATTTGTATGGAGTACTAACGAAGATATAATTTATAACCCATGTGTTGAAATAGGTATGACTCCTTACTACATAGATGATCAAAATAACAAAATATCAGGATGGGAAGGATGTAATCTTACAGAAATTAATGGTTCAAAATGTAATACAGAACAAGAATTTTATGATGCTTGTAAAGCTTCTGCTATTTTAGGCACTTTACAGGCAGGATATACTGATTTTAAATATGTAACAGATATTACTAAAAAAATATTTGATAGGGAAGCTTTATTAGGATGTTCTATTACTGGATTTATGAATAACCCAACTATACTTTTTAATCCTAATATTCAAAAAAAAGGAGCAGAAATTATCAAAGAAACAAATAAAATAATAGCTAATTTAATAGGAATCAATCAAGCTGCTAGAACTACTTGTGTAAAACCTAGTGGTAATGCTTCTGTTATTTTAGGGACTGCTTCTGGTATTCATGGAGAACATTCTAAAAAATATTTTAGAAATGTACAAGTGAATAAAGAAGAAGAATTAGGTAAAATAATAAAAACATTAAATCCTAAAATGGTAGAAAATTCTCTTTGGTCTAATAATAATTCAGATTGGGTAATATCTTTTCCTATAAACTCTAAAGAGGGTTCAATCTATAAAAAAGATTTATATGGTGTAAAACAATTAGAGTATGTTAAATTAACTCAACAAAATTGGGTAGAATATGGTACTAATTATGAATTATGTGTAGATAAAAATACTAGACATAATGTTTCTAATACTATTGTAGTAGATGATTGGGATGAAGTTGAAAATTACATTTATCAAAATAAAGAATGGTTTGCAGGTATATCTCTTTTAGGTATGACAGGAGATAAAGATTATGCTCAAGCTCCTTTTACAGAAGTAATTGATACAGAAGAAATTGTAAAAAAATATGGAAAAGCTTCTTTATTTGCTTCTGGTTTAATAGTAGATGGTTTACATGCTTTCAGACATTTATGGTTAGCTTGTAATGCTGTTTTATTTAATTCTGAAATAGATGAGAATGAATCTGATGCTTTATTACAAAAAGATTGGGTAAGGAGAGCAAAACAATTTTCAGATAGATATTTTAATTCAGATATTGTAAAAATGGTAAACTGTCTTAAAGATATTTCTCTTTATCATAAATGGTTAGAAATAAATAGAGATTTTAAAGAAATTAATTTTGACTCTATAAATATAAAACCTTC